TATAATGCGACAAGAACGTGCCAAGGATGTTTATCTTAAAACTATCATAGGAAATGACATTCCGTTGGCTAAGGCATTCTATGCAAATTATTTTGTAGAAGCAAACAAAGTTCCCTATGGCCCTGGGGATAAGACCGAGCTGCCGATTACCTGTATGTGGCATTTCGAAAGTCGTGCTACCGCAGCCTACTTTAAAGAAATTGGAATATCTCGAGGTATTGAGTTAGTTGAAGGTGAATATCAAGAAGCAGCACAAGATGCCGCTGGCAATATTTCTTCAATTACACTTGACGGAGAGCGTGTTCTATCTGCCGATTGGTTCTTTGACTGTTCTGGTTTCGCTAGACTGCTGCTAGAAAAAGTAATGAAAGAGCCGATAGTTGACTACACAGATTATTTTCCAGCAAGAGCTGTAGTTGCTTGGTGGGACGATACTTGTTATTGTACTACAACCAATGCCACTGCAATGAAATACGGTTGGTCGTGGAACATCAATCTGCGACACCGTTCTGGTAACGGGTATATCTATGATCCAGACCATATTACCCTAGACCAAGCTATTGGCGAAGCTGAAAAACGATTCAATAAAAAAATCGATCCTATCGCTAACTTTCAATTTGTTCCAGGTATGATGAAAAATTTCTGGAAGAAAAATGTATTTGCTATTGGACTAAGCAGCGGATTTATCGAACCCTTAGAAGCCAACGGACTAGCAATTATTATAGAAACACTATATGCTATTCAGGATTACTGGAATCCTAATATCAAAGAATACGAAGCATTTACTCGTCAACGAGCCAATGATCGTGCATTCTTTATAGCTGACGATATCAAAGATTTCCTAGCATTGCATTATCGTGGGCCACGCAGAGACACAGAATTTTGGCAGAGCCACGGCAATGATAAGTTTAGGATTCCGGCGAGTTTACAAGAAAAACTAGACGAATGGAGAGATTTCTATAATCTGCGCACTCCAGAACCCTGGCCTAAAGCCTATTCTGCTACCGCTTGGATTATGGTTATGCAGGGTATCAAGCTATTTGACCCTGATCCTATAGCGTCGAGCCATAGGAATTTGCTTCCTATAGGGCTCGATGTGCTAAATACGAATGCACAAAAGTATAAAGCCCTTGTTGATCCTTTTTGGACCGTTGAAGAATGGATCCAAAGGACAGCATAAATACTGTTAAGGAGATACAAATGTCAAAAGTTTACAAGATGATTTATCGCGATGAGGAAAACCCAGATACTCACGCTTTACACGTCGTAGAAAGATACGTTAGAGCAGAATCTAGAAATCAAGCAAGAGAATTGTTTGAAACTAGTGATAAGAGCTATGCAGGTCCACACCACGTAGTTGCTGGCCCGATCGGACCGTTAGAAGATAGCCAGATCGCTAAAGACGCTATTTTTGTCTAAGAATATTATCAGGATTTAAAGATTTATAATAATCTTTAACTTGTGTTAGTTCGTTTTTAATAGCCTGGCTAGTATACTCAAAGGGCAATCCTAAACAAGCTCGAGTATCGTATTTTAGCCAGGCACTTTCACCTTCAGCATCGACATATTGTAAAAACGCCTGTATATGGCGTTTTCCCTTGAGAGGTTCTCTCCAATGCTCGTGCTTGCGGCCGCAGTAAATTCCAACATCACCTACTTCTAAATTAAGAGCGTGTGTTTCTCCGTCAGAATTTTTAACATACAAAGGCCAGTCTTCGCCCTTTTCTAAACAAATAGAAAGAGTAATTTCTGAGCTTTCTCTGTCAAAGTGCTTCTTTAGTTCCGAACCTTCGTAGTAGATTCTAGCATAAGAATACACTGGATATAATTTCATACCGACAGTTTCTTCAACCAGTGGCTGTATGTGTACGCTCAATGCTTCCATCATCAACGGACTGTATCTAGCAAAAGTGTTTTCGCATAGATCTGCTAGATTTGCGTTTGGATACAAATGACGACAAGTTGTCTCCATCATAGAAAATTCAAGTGCTAGAAACTTACATAGTTCTTCGCTGACTGCTTTTCTAAGGATGATGTAATCTTGTTTCATATCAAAGGAATAAATCCGTTGTTGGTATAAGGTTTTTCAACCCAGTCTGTGACATACTTCTGTACCGGAGTAGTGTGAATATCAAACCCCAATGTGGTTCTAATTCCTTCAAATGGCTCGATGGCCTCGACGTGATGGTATCTATGACCTTCACCGAAATAGATCTGACCTGGCTTATTAATCACTTCGTAGTCGTCAAATACAGTTTTGGTCTGTTTAGGATCAATCGCGATATACCCGTGATATTCAAAATCGTGATGGTGTCTATGAATCAGCTGATCGTCACGATGATAATTGACCCAACTCTGAATCCACAGTTGTCGATCATCTCCCATTTCGCTTCTAATAAGATTTCTTAATTCTTTATAGACATTGTAGAATGTTGAGCTCGGTGCTGTTAGAGTAAAAATATTGTATCTATCATAACCCCAAGTTGAATCGTGTTCAGGAAACATTACTTTGAATAGTCGATGTGCGTGTTCTAAATCGTCTTTTAGATCGTGCATATGACCAGCAATATATTCTGACTGGTATAATAAAAATCCGTTTCCTCTATGTGTAATCATAAAAACATATTCCCTAAATTAATATTAATTAAGCAGCGGTAAGGTGACTCCTTACAAAACGATGCTGTGTGATAATACTTTCCGTTGAATGCTAACAGTTTTCCTTTCTTAGGAGTTACTCTCAGCTTTTCAGTAAACTTTCCGCTCTTGATTTTTTCAATATCAGCAGGACCTGGATCAAATTCATCATTGGTTTCGTTGTAGATAATAGTATCTCCATCGCTGTCATTGACATAATATATTGCATTCCAGTGCGGATGAAAGCTATCAATATGCGGCAACAATGCACCTTCGCCGTTGGCCAATGTCATATTTGCTCGCATTCTATATAGTCTGTTAAAAGGCACATCTGCCTGACTTGTAATGCTCAGTACTAAAGGATATACTAATTGAAAAAAGTTACTTACAGGAGCATTTTTTTCATAAAAGAAATGATTGAATCCTGGAGGATTCTTTGCCGAGCCAACAAAAGGTTTATCGCCTGATACCATATTTTTATTCAGCACCCAAGGAAACTCCCAACCCGTGAAAGTTTCAAGTAGATGATTCTGATAATCTACTGGTATAAAGTTATCGATTTCGATTATGTCTTCCATTGTTTCCTATGCAGATTGCCTGATATTGATATCCTTGTTTCGTCTGAAGTATTAAATGGGTAGACCATATGTGGTAAACAACTAGGAAATAAAAATATATTTCCTTCAAAAGTTTGATCCACTGGAAATTCTGATTCTCTAACTTCACCGAACGCATTAGTATATATGAAAGAGAACATCCCAGCACGAGGCAAGTTGGACAACTTTACGCTGGGATGTTCCAGTTCATCCTGTATACGATAAGGAACCTTAATCCATATAACAAAACTATAGGTTCCATCGTGTGTATGCATCGGGTTAAATTCATTTTTCTTTTGAATATTGACCCAGTAACTTTGTAGTTCTAGATTGTCTGCTCTGAGATCTTTAGATGTTCTATTGAGCGAGTGTCCAGTTTCGTACTGCTCGCATAGTGTTAATAGATATTTTTCTAATTTCGCAGCACAACGATTTAACTGGTATTCTGATTCAATATTACCAGCAAGGCGCATATTGTATTTGTTTCTAGAAGTATCTAAGTCCTCTATTTCTTTGGTCAAATCCTCCAGAAGATCCTTGGGAATTTCATCTCTAAGGAACCCAAAATTAGGAAATGATCCGTACATCATACTGCGTGTCCGAAAATAGTTAATACAAGTCTTGAATCTTCTTTGGTGTCGCCAAAATATCTTTCAACGCTGTGCCAGTTTGTAGGATTAAACAGTACACATCTGTTATAGATATTTTCAACAGTCAGTGTTCTTTTAAAAACATTACGCTGTTCTGCTTTGTATTTTTCGTAGATGTGACGATCTTCTGGTGCTGCTTTGAGCTCGTTGAAAAACTGATCGTTGAAATGCGGCAACGGCTCGTGTGCAGTTTTATGATAAAATACAGTTCCGGTATTAGGAGGAGGATTAGGAGTTAGATAAATGATTCCGGCTACATTATAAAAGTCTTCATCATCGTGTATCCAGCCAGTTCCGTAGGTTTTGTCTGTTAATGTAAAACTCATTTGCAATTTAGAAAACGAATGCTTATGCGGAATGTGTTTAATTAACTTGCCAGCAACCTTGTGAAATAAATCGATATTTAATACATCCAATGTAGCTGTACGTTCGCCCGCATAGGTATCTATTTCTGAATCAAAATTAAATTTTTGTTTGAGAGCATACTCTCTCCACACTGTGGGAGATTCAAAAAAATCATCTACGATTATAGTTGGCTGACTTAAAATTCTATGCTTCATTTAAATCTCACAAAAAATACTTGATTTAATCTTGAATCTTGTTTTGTAGTTCCAAAGAACTTATCAGCACTGTGCCAACAACGTGAATCAAACAACACAAATCGATTATAAACACTTTCTACTTTGATAGTAGGAGTAAAATGTGCCAGTTGATCTTCTCTGTATTTTGCAATCTGTGCTCTCTCCTCTGGTGTTGAATCTAGAACATCTTTCATAAACATCTTGGTGTATTCTTCACCGTTGAAATCAGGAGCATCTTTGTATATGGTAGTTCCGCAGCCTTCCTCGGCATCTTTGTTTAGATATACAACACCAGCAACGTGAAGTTTAGGATCATCGTCGTGTACCCAACCGCGACCATAGGTATCATCTACTAGTTGAAATCCTGTTTGTAGTTCTGCAAATTCTGTAAAGCCGTACATCTTTAAAACAAACATTATCTTTTTAGCAACGATGTCAAACATATCTGTGTTTAACTCGTGCAGTAACTTTGATCTAAGACCAGGCCACGTACCACGATCACCTTTGAAGAACTCCTGCTCGAGTGCATATTCTCTCCAAAGGTCTGGATCTTCATAGAAATCATCTACAATTATTGTTGGAAAGAACGGATGAAGGAATCGATTCTTAAGGTCGCCTGCTTGTATTGCAGCAGCACTGCCTTGATTCATTCGTATCATCTTTTCAGCAAAATCATTAAGCATTAGGCGTTCCAATAAAATTAATAGTAATAGCGATACGCTTTGTAAAAATCTTAGGGCAGGTGCTGGCGTGATAGTGCAGACCGTTAAACAACACTATCTTACCTTTCTCTGGCAACGATTTGTGCAATGGATAATACTTCTCAGCTTTTTCTACTTCTCGGAAAATCACAGTTTCGCCGTCGGCTTCGTTGGCATAATAAACAACCGTGAAGTGTTCTTGCTCATAATCTCTATGGGGAGTATTATGCTTGTATGGCTGATGATGCATTATGTATTTGGTGTTTAATAAAAACCCTGCACGTACTCTTAGCAATCTATCTATTTTAAAGTTTGTTGCCTTTTCAACAGCATCGATTAACGGTTTGAAAAATTCTAAGTGAGGATTTTCTTCGTGTTTGTGATAATAAATCAAATTTCCAAAGCCCGGAGTATTGGTTCCGTCTACCGCACTGTTGTTATCAACACCGTTTTCTGATGTTGTGTCTTGCATAAAATGCCAATCAAATTCCACATCTGTAAGATATGAATATATTTGATCTTGATAATCTTTGTCAATTATGTTTTTAAATTCTACGGGTTTAAATATTTCTGTCATAATTTATCCTATACCAATTTCTATCGCTCGATTCGTTAGGGTCGTCTGTTGGTAACTTAGTCCAACAAGGCACACTCATACTTAATCTACGGCCCATTGGCTCTGCAATGTGATAGGCCCTTGAGGGAATATAAATGGCATCTCCAGGCTCTAACACAACATCAAATGCTAAATCAAGTTCTTCTTCTTTTAACTGATGATTCATTGTTCCTGTTCTATACATTGAAGATATTCTGTTATTAAAAACTTTCCAGCGTGTTTTGCCTTCTGCTTGAAAAATAAAATTAGATGGATAATCTTCGTGTATCCAGAACGATTTAGAATCTTCTAAGCCGCCATAAACGTGTATGGCTGAATTCACCATATAGATTTTTTCTAATATCTCTAAAAGTTTCATTGTCTTAGGGCTGTGAAAAGCATAGTCCATAATAACAAAACCAAAACCTTGATTTATGCGATCAAACATAAATGCTTTATCTTGCACTTGTTTTCCAAATACCCAAGATTTTTTATTTGTAGGGATTTCAATTTTTAAATTGTCCTTTCCAATCATTTCAAATGTATAAAGCTCGGGCTTGTTTATACAAGATTCAACATCTGCCCAAGTCACCATTTCACTGGCTTCTGGCAATAACTGCTTGAAGTAGTGTGGCTTGTCTTCGAACAATAAGTTTGTTTCGTTAACTAATCGCTGGCCGATACCGTTCATCGTCTGTCCTAATTAATTTTATATTAAACGAAAGTGAGATTCTATCTTCATCTAACTCGTTTCCTGATACTCCGTGTGGTAACCACCCCGGAAACATAATCAACCTACCAGTGTATGGATCATAACTGATCGCTGATGCACTAATAGGTGTAAACTTTTCTAAGTTTGCAAATGAAATAGTAGCAAAGTCTTGCATCATATTTTTATACATTGTGATCTTACCTTGTCCTGGGCGAGCTTTTATATAAAACGCACCAGAGACAAAAGATGCATCGTGCATATGAACCATATTTGAACTGTACTTATAGTTAACATTAAACCATAAATTTTCTAACACAGGAAAACACCACTGTTCATCGAAGCCAAAGTCACGTATACATTGCTGTGCCTGCGCCATTATTTTATCTTCAATCGGCTTTAGTTCTGAATAGATGCCCGGTCTAAAATCCTTGCTTTGCCAGCCGCCGTCGTTACTGAGCTTACGTCCGACTGGATCTTGTTCTCTGATAGAATAACATAAATCTAACATTTCTTTGGTATCAATGTTAGTGTCTTCCCACCATATAGGAGTTGGAAAATAAAGTTCAAAATTCATTTACTTGAATATGTCCCTAAAAAAAGTATCTACTGGCTGCTCGTGGCTGTAAGCAAATGCGTGGCTCCATCTAAAATCTACGGCATCACCGACAACTGCTGTGTGGCAGACATTGGCTTTATACATAGACAAAGTTTTTTCTTTTGTCGGGACTGAACCAACTAGTTCAAATCCCCAACGTGCTAGCTCGTCGTCTGGAATATTAATCCAGCTATCCATCCTAAAAGGCTTAACAGATATTGCTTCCCATTCTTTGCGCATAGGATGGTTTAGATCAAGTTGGAAATCATAGACATCGTTATGCATCTTGCCGTGGTATTTGTATAGTTTAGTACAGCTATCTTTTATATCGTGATCAGTGAACCACATATTTGCAACCATACCGTAGACATAATCGATATGTGGATAGCGCCAGCAGCTAATGGGTCGTGTTCTATTTTTAAAATATAGATTACCCCACTCGTGTATTTGTGGCTCCTGTACTTTATCTGTTACGTGTTTGAAATAAAAATCACGTATTAAAAAACAAATATCTTGATATACCCAGTCCGGTAAATGTATGGTATCAAAAGGATTTGGATCAAAGTTATCAGGATGACTGTTGTCTTTCTGTACAGGAAAACTTGCTATAACATTTTTAAAAAGTTCAAACTGTTCATCTGTTTCAAACGGATGCTCAGCAATCCAGTAGCCAATATCTTCAGTGAGTTTGAAATATTCAACAGACCAATTGTCAAGTTTTTTAATCTTGATAACATCTCTAAATCTGTTAGCGTCTGGATTACAATATTTAAAATCCATCATTTTATATTGAACGTCATTACTATGCGTTCCTCATCTGTTTGGCTTGGTTGAACTCTGTGTTTGAGCCATCCTGGAAATATCAACACATCATTTGTACTAACTTCAACTTGTCTGTATAAAGACAATTCTGGAATTATAGGAAACGAACTTTTATGATATTCAAGCGGATCTTTAAATTCAATGTTGCCTGACATCGAAGGGGCTTTAATATAGCAGCTGGCAACAAAAGTACCGAAACTGTGTGTATGCTCTGAGGTTTGACCGCCCCGGCGATGCCTGTTGCACCAAGACTGGGTGACTTCTGAATGCCCGATGACAAAATCATAGGCTCTGCGAATTTCGGCTATCTTACCGCCTAGCCATATTTGAAAATGCTCAAGCTCATTCCAACCGTGTGGTTGAAGGTTTTGATCAACCGACACAGTTGAAATTGCATCTCCTACTTCTAATACAGAATTTTTTTCAACTAGTGAAAATAAATGATCTAGCTTAGGCGTTAGTGTTTGTAGATCAAACTCGTATTGGAATTTCCATATCAGCGGTGGAAATAAATGTACTCCGCCATTACTCTGTTGGAACACTCGCATTAGCCTCGTCATAGGTATCCAAAGCTAACTGTATTCCCATAATGGTGCCTTCCATTTTAATAGAGTCAGTTGAAATTTCTTGACGTTTACTAAAATCGATAGAAGTAATTCCGTATGGGTTTAGTTTAACGTTGGCAAATTCTTCTTCGAGCTTTTTCAACTCTTCGTCTAATTTTGCTTTTTCTTCTGTAACTTTAGCAAGAGTTGCTTTTAGTGATGTGATATAGTCCATTTGATTATCCTCGTTGTTTGTACTTATTTAGAATTGTGAGTGTGCGTGTTAATCTTGATGCTAGAGAATCCTGCGATAATACTACACAATTTGATGCGTAGTTAAATTCTCGCTCTTTTTTCTTGTCAATTTCGGTAGCTTCGTCAATAGTTACATCGTAATTTGATGTGCTCAAAGATTGACGTGATACCGGAATTAGTTGGCAAAGCGGAGTACCAGCTCTTACTAGCGTTTCTCCGTTGAGATTTTTCCAGAACAATTGAACATTAATAGTGTGACCGTAGCCTGCATCTAAAATCCCTGTTGCAGCGTAAAATCTCTGTTCGTTGTTGTAGGTAACAGGAATCTGTAGTAGTACAACATCGTCTGATGTTTCAACTCTCCAAGGAGTTTCTATCTTTACTACAGTCCTTAATGTTTCATTATCTGCTAGCAATTCAGTTTGCGCTGGACCGTGTGAACTAACATAAGAATCTCGTCCTTCGCTGACTTTGGTAAATCTCCAAGGCTCCATCCATTCCATTGTAGTTCCGTCACCTGTGGTTTTTATTATAAAGTCTGCAGGTGCAAGTACTACCCACCCTGTAGAAACAATTTTTCTAATACCAGGACAATTCTTAGTTGAAGGAATGTCTGAGTACTCTGGTAAGTCTACAAATGGGCGTTTGATTGCTGATGATTTTGTTATTGGGAATAGGTCTAGTACGCCGGGCTCAAGAGAATAAAATCTTATAAAAGATTTTTTCTTAAACCATTTTCCAAAAAGTTTTTTACAAAGCGTAGTCATCTTTACCGTCGTAGATTTCATTTTTTAAGAATTCGTAGTGGCTAGGCAACTTATCGACAACATCAGAAACATACTCTCTATACTCTTCAAACCTACGTTTGGCATAGTCTAATTCTTCAATCCTTGTCATTATTCCTATGCCGCTGCCGCCTGTGTGTAACGCAATTTCTTTAGTTGAAATTGGTTTAACTCCCATTCCTGCTGCGATAAACAATCCTGCTACAAAACCAGGATCGTATGTTCTATTTAGAGTTATGTTTCCTATGAGTGTGTAATATTGGGCATTAGCCAAGCGATATTCACTTCTAAGATCTGGACAATAGTTATGATATTCTGTACAGTATTCCCAGTAAGGAGTATCGTCACGCATTGACAGAGCATAGTGTTGTGATACAAAATCTCTGAATTTAATAACTTCATTTTCTACTGCGAAATTAAAACCTTCTCTTTCTGTATTCGACACAAAACCGTTACGTCTGTTCAATACTTCAACTAGCTTTGTGATGTTTTCGTGAGTAGTAAGTAGACCTGTAGACTCTAATGGTTCGACAAAGCCGTAGCTCAGACCAACCCCAACTACATTCTTTACCCAAGCATTTTCTCTGTGGCCGTGTCGCATATCTACGTGAAACATCTCTGCAGATTCTGCACGTTCTTTGCTGCCAGTACTGGCTAAATGATTGATAAATTCTTGTTTTGCTGCTTCTTTAGATGTAAATTTACTACTGTAGACATACCCAGTGCCAATACGATTCCATAAAGGAATATGCCAGACCCAGCCATTGCCTAGTGCGTGACAATCGGTAAAGTTGTGCATTTCTGTTTCTCTATCTTCATAGGGAATTCTACAAGCCCAGGCAGAATCGTTGAATAAATGTGTGTCAAAACTAACAAATTTTGACCCCATCCATCCTTCCAGTATCATTGACTTAAATCCAGTGCAGTCGATCCACAGATCGGATTCCAATGCTGTTCCATCCATAAGAAATATTTTATCAATATATCCTTTGTCTGTTTTAGAATAGGAAGCAACTTCGCCGAAAATATGCTTAGTACCGTGAGGTATTGCGATTTTATCTTTTAAATATTGGCCAAACAACTGAGCATCAACGTGGTAAGCCGTATCCCATTTAAAATTAAAATGACGTAATTGTCTGTTTGTATTTTTCGTTTGTTTATTTTTATTTGCTATGAATGTATTAGCAGTGGCATAGAATTCTGCGAAGGTTTCAGGAGGAAATTCATCGGGATATACTGCTGCAAGTTCACTCCAGGTGTTGATTCCTGTGGGTTTGTCTGTGTAATCAAAGCCTAGACTAAATGGATATTGAAAACTACTGCCATCGTTTTCTCTAAAGTTTGTAAAGCGAATAGAGTTTTTATAGGTAGCATTACACTCTGCCATCCAGTCTTTGTCTTCTAGCCCTAGTAGATCTAAAAACTTTGTGATATGTCCTAGAGTGCTTTCGCCGACACCTACAGTTTTAATATCAGGCGATTCGACCACAGTCAACTCAATGTTTGGGCAGAGCTTGGCCAAGGCTGCGGCTGCCATCCAACCAGAACTACCGCCCCCTATTATGGTAACGGTTTTAACTTTCATAGAGCGTAGTCGTCTTTCCCGCCGTAGATTTCATTCTTTAAGAATTCGTAGTGAGTTGGTAGTGTTTTTACGTGTTCAACTACAAACTCACGGTACTCTTCGAATCTACGTTTAGTGTAGCCAATTTCTTCTTGCTTTCTAGCAATCTCTTGACGTGAACCATTGAAGTAGATTAACTCAGGAGTTGAAATAGATTTAACACCCATACCAGCAGCAATAAACATATTACCAACATATTCTGCAGGATATGTAGCGTTTGAAGCGATATTGCCCATTAGGTTAGGATACTGTGCTTGTAGCAACATATAGTCGCCCATTTGCTCTGGTTGATACTCGTTGATCTGAGTACACCATCTCCAATATGGAGTGTCTGTTCTGCGTGATAACGCATAGTGTTGTGATACAAAATCACGGAATCTCAATACATCGTGTTGTACAGCAAAATTAAACCCTTCGCGCTCTGAACGTGTGATATAACCTTCACGGCGATTTAGAACTTCAACTAGTTTTGTAATATTCTCGTGTGTGGTTAGCAAGCCAGTTGATTCCAATGGCTCTACGAATCCGTAGCTTAAACCAACCCCAACTACGTTACCTAACCAAGCACGTCTACGAATACCGTGACGGATTTGAATCTGAAACATCTCTGCATTTTCTGCACGTTCTTTACTGCCTGTGGTTGCTAGATGATTTCTAAACTCACGCTTGGCTTCTTCGTCTGTGGTAAATCTAGATGAATAGCAATAGCCTGTGCCGATACGATTCCATAGTGGAATGTTCCAAGACCAACCGTTACCTAATGCGTGGCAGTCAGTGACGTTGTGCATTTCTTTTTCACGATCTTCGTAGGGGATACGACAAGCCCAAGCACGGTCGTTGGCAAGATATTTGTCGAAAGGCATAAACTGTGCGCCCATCCAACCTTCTAACAGCACTGATCTAAAACCTGTACAGTCAATCCAAAGGTCTGCTGTGATTTGAGTTTTAAGATCATCCATCAAGATGGTTGTAATATTACCGAGTTTATCTTTAAGGAATGAATGTACTTCACCGATAACGTGTTTGACTCCGTTTGGAATTGCGATTTTTTCTTTTAGATATTGTCCAAATAACCCTGCATCCATATGATAGGCAGTGTCCCATCTAAAGTCATAGTTTCTTAAGAGTTTCTTTTCATCTCTAGTTTGTCTATTGTACAAAGCCAGGAATGTGTTTGCCGCACAATACATTTCTGCGAACTGACTTGGACCATATTCATCTGGATATAGTGTTGCTAATTCTGCCCAGGCATTTGAACCCGAAGGCTTATCTGTGAAATCTAATCCTGCACTGAAAGGATATTCAAAGAAGGTTCCGTCATTGTCTCGGAAGTTTGTAAAACGAATTGAGTTCTTGTAGGTAGCATTACAAGCTGGCATCCAGTCTTCATCTTTAAGTCCTAACATATTTAGGTATTTGTTGATGTGACCTAGTGTACTTTCTCCTACACCCACGGTTCCGATTTTCTGTGATTCAACTAAGGTAATGTCTAAATGTGGGCATAGTTTGGAAAGCGCGGCAGCGGTCATCCAGCCCGAAGATCCTCCACCAATAATTTTAACAGTTTTGACTTGCATAGGTATCCTTTGATTATAGTGCCAGTTTATTTATAACAGAAAAAAATGGTCAAGAAAAAAGGCGGCAAGCACCGCCTTTTCTATGTGTTAGCTATTAGGCTGATTTTTTTGGAACAGGCATTTCGTCTGGACCATACCAAGTAATTGTACCGTCTAACGCTGTTTCAGAAACAATGCCGTATGCGCTGGCTAACTCTAATTTCTCGCCAGTTTCTTTGTTGTAGACAAAGCCGTCTTCACCAACACAGGCGTTACCTGGAACTGGTAGTTTGTCAGCAACATAGCCCTTCCACCCTGGATAGCGTTTCCAGGCCTGCATTTCGATAGACTGTGAAATACAAGGCTTATCTGGATGTGGCTCTCTGTTTTGTTGTTCTGCTAGATATTCTTCCAAACTAGAAGGAGCTGGTTGTGGATCTGGTTTAGGAATCATTGATTTAACCAACAACTGATGTTGATACCAGTCGCTGTTAGTGTCTAACACTCCATTTTCTTTGATAGCATCAAAGATCATTCCTAGCTGTGCGCCTGGTTCCCCGTAGGCTACTTTTCTAGCAACGGAGTTATCTGTATATGGACCTTCACGCTCTACCCAAACGCAGATGCCTTGCTGTGGACTGTATTCTAATGTCCAGTCTAATTGGACGTTATCCGGAGCATCAACCCACGTAAACGTAGCGTCTGGACCTTCGTATAACGGGCCTTCTTCACCTGGATCTACGATTCTTCCGACATATCCTTGATATGATACTAGTGCTTTTTTCATAATGTTATTTATACTCCGATTTATCTATATTCTTCGATTACTACAATTCCCGGACGACCGTCTGCACCACGGTGACCGTGGAAGTATCCGCCAGTACCACCTGTTCCTGGTGCCGAGTGTCCTTGATGATTGTGTGTGAAATTGCCGCCTTGTGGGTGTCCGCTTGGAGCAGGACCGCCAAAGTGGCTTGTACCACCTGGGCCGAATGAGTGGTGATGTGCGCCACCGCCGCCTTGGTGGATGTTTAGGTCGCCACCAGATCCAGTGCCGCTAACGCCACCTGAGTGATTGTTTTGTCTAATAGCGCCGTGACCACCACCTGCTGAACAGTAAGGACCAAAACTTGCGTAATCTCCATTACCACCTGCGTTGTTGTAGTATGTACCACCACCACCACCACCTACATATACCGATACAGATGCAATACCGTTGACTGCTACTTCGAGCACACGCTCTGAGTAACCGCCTGCTGCGCCAGACTCTCCGTGGCCACCACCACCGCCACCTGCACCTTGACACTTAATTCTTATGTAACGTGTACCTGAGCCTCTGTTCCAAGTACCTGAACTTGTAAACACCTGCATTTGGTTTGGACCAACATAAGCATATTCAAAACCGCTGTTACCACTGTTAGAACGTAAAACTGTGTTCGCTGCTCCGACTGAGTTTAAACCTGTTCCGCCTTTGCCTACAGGCATAGTACCGGTTGTTGTACCGCTACCTAGATCAACTGCACCGCTGGCTAGTTGGTTACCTGTAACTTGACCGTTTGCAATATTACCTGTGGTGATTGTCTGCCCAGCAAAGTTACCAGTTAGCAATGTGCCATCAATGATAGCATCAGTGTTGATATTTTTTAACGTCTGATAATCAAATGCCATTTTTTATTCCTATTTTTAAAAAAACTCTGTAATAACAACTAATCCAGGACGTCCATCTGAACCTCTATGTCCACTGAAGTGTCCTGAAGTTCCGCCTGTACCTGGAGCTGAATGTCCTTGGTGAATATGACTAAAGTGTCCGCCTTGTGGGTGACCTGCTGGTGCTGGGCCTCCCCAGAAACTTGATCCGCCCATACCTGACGAACGCTGTTCGTGTCCGCCACCTGATCCAGTGTGAATATTAAAGTCACCTCCAGATCCGTTACCGCTTAATCCGCCGTTGTGATTATTGTGTCTATTACAGCCGTGTCCGCCGCTTGCTGACACATAAGGACCAAATCCTGCATAGTCGCCGTTGCCACCTGCGTTGTTGTAGTAAGTACCGCCACCACCACCACCTACATATACCGATACTGAACCTACACCTACCATACTTACAATCTTTTCTGCGTAGCCGCCAGCTGCGCCTGATTCGCCGTGGCCGCCTGCGCCGCCACCGGCGCCTTGTACTTGTACCCAAACATAGCGTACACCGCCTGTTGGATAATATGTTCCAGAACCTGTAAACACAACCATACGATAGATACCGTGGTTGGCAAATGTTAGGCCGTTACCGGAACTGTTTGTTGCTAATAATTGATATGCGCCACCCATACTGCTCATACCAGTACCGCCTTTGTTGTAAGGTGTTGTACCAGTTACTACGCTTGATGTTTGATCAACTGATCCGCTACCTAGCTGTGTAGCTGTTAGCGTACCTGAGGCAAATAATGCTGTGGTAATTTGTGTAGTACCAACATCAGAACCTGTAAGGGTCTGGCTGATGAAAGCATCATTACGTATTTGTTTGAGTGTTTGATAGTCAAAAGCCATTTACTGTTCTCTCTTAATAATACATTGTTACTAAAACTAAGCCAGGTCGTCCATCTGAACCACGGTGACCGTGATAGTGTGCGCCTGCTCCGCCTGTTCCAGGTGCTGAGTGTCCTTGGTGTACGTGTGCAAAGTGTCCGCCCTGTGGGTGACTACTTGGTGCGCCGCCACCAAAATATGTATCAGCACAACTCTGTGCTGAGAAAGCGTGATGGCTTAATCCACCGCCTTGGTGAATATTTAGTGCGCCGCCTGATCCAGAACCACTAACTCCGCCGCTGTGTTGGTTTTGTCTGTTGGCTCCGTGGCCGTAACCGCCTGAGCAATATGGCCCAAATGAAGCATAGTCTCCATTACCGCCTGCACCAGAATAATATGTACCACCGCCACCGCCACCTACGTAAACTGATACGGAAGAAATACCAGTTACGTCAAGAAAACGTTCAGCGTAGCCACCTGCTCCGCCACCTTCGCCGTGTCCTGATCCACCGCCTGCAGCACCTTGGCACTGCACACGAATATATCGCACGTTACCTGGTCTGTTCCAAGTCCCTGATCCAGTGAATACCTGTATACCGTAGATACCGTGGTTGGAGAAATACTGACTACCACCGTCCGTGTATACTGCTTGATAAGCACCACCAAGGCTTGTTGTGCCGCGGCCGCCTTTGCTGACTGGCAAAGTACCAGTTACTATACCTGAAGTATTGTCAACTGCGCTTGAAGCATATTTTGATGCAGTGATGTTACCGCTGGCTACTAGCGTACCTGTAATTTGTTGGCTAGCAATATCAGCGGTAAGTACCTGCCCGTCAATGACAGCATCTGTACGAATGTTTTTAAGTGTTTGGTAATCAAATGCCATTTTATTCCTCTATTAGATACCTTGAGCTACTAACCAACCTGGGTTCGCTGCACCAGAATATACTAGTTGGAATGCTGCACCTACTGTAGATACAGTCATTGTAGTGTTCTGACGCATAATGTAGTTACCATTATTACCAATGGTAAGGTTCTGAGTATTGAAAGTACCTGAATAATCAATAATGTGAACCGCATCACCTCTTGCCGGTGTTGCTGGTAATGTTACTGTAAAGCCACCACCTGCTGTGTTACACATATATCTACCACCAGCAACTGCTGTAGTACCGCTGGAAATAAGCTGCCAAGTTTGGCCATAGTTGCTTTGTAGATAAGTCAACGGAATCAAATCATATGAACTGTTGATTGTCTGTGAAGAACTAGATCTAACCTGCGCACCGCTCATTACAACGTTGTCGCTGAATGCGCCAGTTGTAGCAACTAATACGCCGCCTTCGATGTTGGTAATAACATAGTTACTACCGTCAGCAGTGAAAGTATATGTACTGTTTGCTGGAATTGATTGGTTAGCATTACCGCTTGATGCAGGTCCTACGAAGTTACCAGCTGGCGTGTTTAATGTAATGGTACCTGCGGTAGCATTATAGTAAGTTTGTGTGTAACCAACGAATAAAACAGGACTCGGCAGCGTTATTGTTACGCCACTGGAACCTGTAATAGTTGTGGTTAAACCTGTGGTTGGAGCTGAAACAGTTTGAGCTCCTGAAATTGATGTTGTATTAACAACCGTATTATAACGTGCCATTTGTTTTCTCGCTCATTAAGTTGTTGATGTTTCAATACCGTAGACAGTAACGTTTACACCAGTGCCGCTGCAATATGCCATTAAGTTCATACCAGCTTGCATCACTAGACCTGTACGTTCAAATACACCGTTAGCTACGATGGTTGTACCGTATTCAATGTATTCCTGCGACTGCGGTGATGTAGTAGTTGCCATCGCTAGACGAATAGTAACTGATGTTGAGTTAGTATTTGTAAAGCTGATGTTAGCTACTGTGTAATAGCCCGTCGGTACAGTATATGCTGGTGTTGACCCACCAAAACTGCCCACTGGGCTTAGATTTCCTAATCTTCCTGTTGCAATAGTTTATTTCTCCATTTATCTCTGTAAAAAGAATCCCAGGGCAACGGGTGCTCCGTCGATGCCGCCTGTGAAATTCATCTTCGATGTTACGTTTATCTGAACACCGGTTGTAGTACTTATCGTATTATTAGCCAGATACACAACACCTGCTGTCAGTGTATTTACGTTCAATGAGCTTGAACCACCACCAATCTGTGCTGTAATATATGCTCTAATAGCTCGCTGCGTTGGTACTATGCTATCGCTATTTGCTGTAAAGTATGGATCTGTACTGAACTGTGTAATAACAGCTGAGCCAATACCCAAACTTACCGCGCCCAATTGCAAGGATTGTAGACCTGCTAAGTTAAACGCCGAAGCGTTCAATGTAGCAGTACCAGTTGCTTGCTGAACTCCGAACAAGTTACCAACGTTGAAGTTACCGTCTTGGTCAGTACTTGTAAAGAATACTCGTCCACCACCGCTTGACAACGACTGATTAGCCTGGCTAGCAGTTGTTGGATCTACGTATGGGTAGTTAGTCTTAGTTCTGTTTCCAGTACCAATGTACAAGAAGTCGTGTCCAGTTAGACGTACCTGTGAATATTTCAATCTAGTTGTAATCGCTACACCGTGTGCTGGTGCATTGTATACGCTTAGACTTGGGTTGATCTGGAACTGTGCTGTGTAGTTACCAGGTGTACCAAGAATATTAGTTACCGCAACTAGTTTGAACCAAGTATTTGGAATGTTAGCAAATTCTACGTTAGCACCTGGTGTAGGTGATGCGTACAATCCGCCAACGTTGACGAAGTTACTTGGTTGATAGAACTCACCGTAACCGTCACCTTGCGTTGTTGAGCTTGCTGTGGTATTGTTTAACCCTCTGTTAGTGAAGCTTGGATTACCTAGAGCGCCGTCGCCCATACGTACACGTAGAGCTGCTGTCTTAACCTTGTTAGGATCAGTAATAGTTACAATCGGACCTGCTCTCCAAACACCAGTAGCTGTCGCTGTTGTTAATGTTACTGGAGTTGAAGGTGTTGCCAATGAGCCAACTTTGAATGATGTACCAGCAACGATAGTTGAACCAATTACATAGTAAGTGGTGTTGGTTACTAAACCATAGCTATCTAAGCTGGTAAATTCAATTGGTTGTCCATCAACTAATAAGTCTGTATTATCAACGTTAATAGTGTTGCTTGCACCAATGCTTGTTACGTTGCCTTTTGGATATCCTGAACCTGGCTCAAGCATACGAACTTCAGTAACAACACCTGACGCTACTTTCATACGTCCTGTTGATTGAGCACCAGTTCTTAGTGTACCGCCTACTGTGCCGTTGGTGTTAGATACTACTGCCCACAGTGGTTGTTTGCTTGTGTTACCAAATGCCAATGATGACCAGTTGCTGGTTGCTGGCATTGCTCTTTGTGTCCAAACAACACCGTCTGGGCTCGATGCACCAATTGCAGAACCTGCTGCAACCGCAAAGAATTGCCCTTGACCATAACGAATCCTTGTCCAGTTTTGACTGATTGTTAGGCCTTGTGCGCTTTGTGTCCAAGTTACACCGTTATCAATGCTGTAGGCTGCTACAGTTGATGCTGAACCAAACTGTCCGCCTGCGATTGCAACGAATCTTCCGTTGCCGTACGTTAATGAAGTAATATTAGTTACTGAACCTGGAATTGTTCCGCCTGCGACCCAAGTAATACCGTTTGTAGATGTTGCTGTTACACCAGTTGTTGCTACTGCAACAAATGTACCTGCGCCGTAGACAACGTGATCGTACGTACCAGAACCCAGTGTTGGTAAAGTTCTACCTGTCCAAGAAACACCACCGTTTGTTGACGTTGCTCCTTGTGCGGTACCGCCTACTGCAACTAAAATACTGTTACCGTATGTTAGACCTTTCATATTTGCTGCTGGTAATGCACCGCCAGCACTCCAAGTGCCACCTACGTTGGTTGCTGCTACAGAAGCAGTGTCAGTAGTATTGCCTGATGTTGCTACAAACAGCCCAGCAGTTTCTGTAATTGACACTGTAGGAACTGCTGCGTAACCATAACCACCGTTAACTAGGGTGATACTTGATACACCGCCGTTAGTCAATACTGCGTTACCTGCTGCTGTTGTACCGATGTACAATAGAGTTGCTGTACCGTTTGATGCAGAACCTGTTGTATGTATCGGGCCAGTAGTAGTAAATGTACCAGCACTAGTACAAGTGTACCAGTTCTTGATGTTACTATTGATATAGAAGTAAGTTGTGTTCTGTGTTGCTGATCCACCTGATGACCAAGCTGTACCTGAGAACGGATCGCTTACTGCAACAGTTGGAACTGTGTAGTTTCTACCCCAAGATACTGGGTTAAATCCTGTTACGATATCAGTACGAGCTGATACTGTTGGAGCAACTGTGTATCCAGATCCTGGAATTGACATTGTTACGCCTACAATAGCACCGTTTAGAACAACTGCTGTTCCTTGTGCCCCAGAACCACCAGCTACTGCTGTAAACACGATTGTTGGTGGTGTTGTATAACCAGTACCACCGTTAACGATAGTTACTGACGCAACTTGATCTGCACCAGCTACTGCGTTGCCAGCTGTGCCAAGTACCGCTGTTAACACAGCGCCTGATCCACCAAAGCCGCCAACTGTAACTGTTGCTGTTGCTGCTTCGCCGCCTGCGTAAACTAGCTGTGACCAGTTTCTTACGCTTGGCAATGCACTGGCAACTGCTGTCCAGGTCTTGCCGTTTGTTGAGTAAGCTGCTGCTATACCGCCTGTAGCGATAGTCATATAGTTACCAGAACCATAAGCTATTGCTCCATATACACCTGTGAATGTAACTGAGCTTGCTACTGCGCCGCTGTTAGTTGCACTCAATGTAATTGTGTATGGTCCTGTTCCTGCGATAGTAGTTACATAAGCACCTGTACCAATATTTGTACCAGTTACACCTTGACCAACTGCGATGCTGTTGCTTGATGCTACAGAAATAGTGTTTTGTCCACTAGTACCTGTTGCTGCAATTGAAACAGATGCTGCGATAGTCGGCATTGTTGTTGAAGCTGTTGCATATCCTGGAGCCGAGTAATTAATACGTGGCTCAATGATATAAGTTGTTGTCAAGTCAAGTGCTGCTGGAATTGTTGTTCCAGAAACTGTGTGATCCCATCCTGCTGGATAGAATGTAATTGTTTGACCTGTAGTAGTTGCACTGATCGGATCGTTAGTACCACCACTTGAAGTAGTTACACTAAATGTTGTACCACTCAATACCGCTCTTACAAAGTAAACAGTAAGTGTTTGTAGACCACCAACGTTTGCACTTACATAGAATGGCATATTAGCATACAATGAAGTTGTGCTAGCCACTGTTGCATATCCTGGAGTACCTGTTGTAGTTGCTGTAATTGTCAGTGTAGGTACACTATCTTTGAATACCTGAGCAGTTTTGCTGCCGTTGTTATATGAGTAGATGTTAGCGTATTGCCCGACACCGGTACCAGCTGTAACTTGAATTCTCATTCCAACATAAGCTGTGCTCAACGATGTATCAGTAGCAGCGATTGTAATACTATATCTGTCACCGCTTTGAGCAGCATTAGAGAATGTTACATAGCTAGTACCACCGTAGCCGTTACCGTCGTTTAAATCAATTAAACGAGTTTCAAATGTTGCACCGTCACGGAATTCATCGTGTACCGCAGTTGCGTTGTAGCCTGAACCGTTGATTGTTACCACGCTATTGGTATAGTTAGTACCTGCGTTACCATATTCTAAACGTAGAATCTTGTTGTTAGCGTCAGTTACAGTATTTGTAATTTGTGCTTGGAAGTAACGGTTGTTCATTGTAGCATACAATGGTGTTTCAAATGTATCTACACCTTCTGCAACAACACCATATGTACCATATGAGCTGTTACCGTTGGTAGCACGGATTCTAGCACCTAGTTCTGCTAGGTAACCTGCATAACCATAGTAGTTAAACACAGAAACAAGTTCGGTTAACGCACCACTACCAGTTACCCATACACCAATACCATCACTGATAATTGTTGTGTAGTCGTTTTTAACCATCGACTTGTTACCGCCTGTGTGTAGCGCAGCATCAATCTTAGCACCTGAGCAACCTGTACCAAACATTGTCACGTTCTGTGAGTAGTGTGAACGTGAATTGATCCATACGTTGCTGTCGTTTGGTCCAAATCCTGGATCCAATGCTGTGTAACCACCAGCTGTTGGACGTTTTGTACCGTATTGATTTAGCGCAGTCATAGCGCCTGACAGTCCGCTGAGTGTACAGTTACGTAGGCCTGTGGCATTTCTTACCCAGAACATATCTTGTAATTGTGATCCAGCGACTGCATTGTTATAGAACTTACCAGCCAACAATGTTTTGTATGTGCCAGTGTATTGTAAATCATAAATCAATGCCAGTACGATTTCTGAAGTGTCTCTCTTACACTTAACTGGATCATAGTAGTATGTTGAAGTAGCAACACCGCTAGCTGTTACCAAACTAAATGGTGTAGTAGCTGTTTGTGTTCTATCACTAACTGTGAATGTTGTTGTGCTTGGTGTAGTTAGTACCCAATATACTGTTCCGGCTACTAGATTACCAAACAATCCGCCTGCTACAACACCCATTGATCCTGTGGCACCAGTTAACGCTTTAACTGTTCCGCCTGAAGTATCACTGATTGTGATGTGTGTTGAGTCAACAATTGACTTGATGTAGTAAACTGTTGAAGGTTGTGGTCCGCCAAATGTTGTTCCAGTGAACGAAATTGGCATATTAACTACCATACCTACTGTTGTACCGACAACGATTTGATTTGGTCTTGTGCCATCACTGCTTACAATAGTTTGTGTCGCTGTGGTATTAACAGTTGTTGCTGTAAATTGTACAGGATCGCCAACTACTAGGTTGTGTGCTGAGCTTGTTGTAATTACGTTTGTAGTTACCGTTGTGTTTGTAACTGTTGCGCTGTAGGTTGCAGATGTATATGCTGCAAGTTCTGCGGCAATAAAGTCACTGTTAGCACGTAGAATCTCAGAAGCGTTAACCATTTGTAGGTTGTTGTTATAGGTCAATGTACCTGTAAACTCTGGAGTTTCTTGTGTGCTTGTTGCTGCGCCAATACCTTGGTTGATAATCTTGATGACTGTCAACATCAATGAGTTCGCTCTAGCAATCGCTGTAGTGCTTGCGTAGGTTGTAGCAGTGATCTGTGTTTGTAGATATGCCATTGCATCTAATGTAGCTGCTTTCTGACCTGCGATAACCAATGCTGCCTGTGCTGAGTAGTATGTTCTACCTGCAATTACAGATCTGTAGTTGCTGTTAAACATAAAGTCAAAAGCCACAGCGTCAATGATGTAACCAACGTCACGTGAGCAAGTTGCAGAGTCGTATGTTAATGTTGGATAGTTAGTTCCAATGTAACTGATAACTGCTGTCTGGATAGTTGCTTTTGCAGATTGTAGAGCAACATATTGAGCTTGTAGAGTGCTGTCAACCCAAGTAATGCTTGGTTGATTTGTCTTTTCTACAACAAGAGTTAGTCCTGAACCGTTGGTAAATGTAGCAATCGCTGCGCTACCGTAGGTTGCTGACAATGTGAATGTGTTTGTTGTAAAGCTCTGTACATAATATACTGTACCTGATACTAAACCGTTGCTGGTTGATTGAGCAGTGATCAAATCACCAACTGCTAGACCGTGTCCATTTGATGTAAATGTATTGTTTGTAGCAATAGTAGTAATTGTTAGTGTCGGAACACCAGCTGTTAGTCCGTTGTTGACGATGTTTGTGATAATTGTCATCAATGCACCAATCTGTGTAGCCGCTGCAGACGAACCAACAGTCTGTGTACCCTTAGTGAGTACTTGTTTTACTGTTGTTTGTAGTGGACTTACTACAGTATTGTTCTGTGCAACTGATTGTGCTAGTGTGCTCAAGTAACCGTAAACAGCCAATGTAGCTGCTTTTTCGCTAGAAGCAATTTCAAAAGCGTTGGTCAGTGCAGAATAGTATTTCTTGCCTGCCTGTACTGAAGCAAAATTGCCGCCGTAGGTTAAGTCGTAACGCAATGCGTCAACGATATAACCAATATCGCGTTTGCAAATTGCTTTGCTGTAGCTAACTGATGAATAGTTTGTTTGAATGTATGTTACGGCTTCTGCTTGTAAGAACGCTAGGTTGTCAAACAATGCCATCTTAGCGGCTGCATAGCCACTGTTGATGTTTGAAGGATCTGGCCAACGGAATCTTGGAACACCGCCACCATAAATGTAACCAATTAAATCGTTGATGTTAGATTCAACCTGTGCTGTTGCACCAACTGCTAGAATTGTTTTAACTTTGTATTTCAAGAATGTAATAGCGCCAAGCTGTGCATCGTACTGGTTACCAGTTACAACTGCTGCAGATGCTGTAGCTCTGTAATAGCTCATACCAGATACGATAGAAGCAAAGTTGCTGCCAAACATTATATCGTAGCCGATAGCATCAACCATATAACCAACGTCACGTTGGCAAGTTGCTACTGTAAAGTTCAATGATTGATAGAACTTCTTAACCCAGGCCGAAACATCGCTTTGGATTTCTGTTTTTCTTGATTGTAATGCTGTGTTTGCAGCAACAATACCTGGGCCTACCCAAGAAGTTGCTGGTGCAATAGTAGCATTAGCATAGCCGTTGTTGATCCAATCAACTACGTCCTGGATACGTGCTTGTGCAAAATTACCTGCACCTGCAGAACCTGCTGTACCAGATGTTACTTGTACTGTTACGTTTCCTGAGCTGCGTGTTACAGAAGCTGCTGTAACGATTTGGCCGATAACTGTTTTTAATCTACCGTATGCTGCAATAGTTGCAGCCTTTTCTGTGGCAGCGATTGTTAATTGATAGTATGAATAGTAAGAACTACCAGCGATCAATGACTGTGTATTACCACCGTAAGTGATATCATAGATCAAAGCATCTGTCAAGTAACCAACGTCACGTTGGCATTTTGCTTGACCAGTAGCACCTAATGCTACCCAAATAGCATTATAGTTGATATTCAAGTAAGCTGAAATCTCATCTTTCAAGAATTGATAGTTGCTTACGATTAATGTACGACCGTCACCATAGTTTAATGTGCTACCAGTTAAGTTTGACGTAGCAGCATAGGCTGTATCAGTTAATGATGAATTATAGTTAGTTGGATCTGGAATTTGATAGTCTGGCAATGATGTAATACCATTGGCAAACACATCGTAGATTGTATGAGCTGCTGACAATGCTCTATTAACTGCGGTGATACTACCTGTTGTACCATAAGTACCGCTGGTGATATCTCTTACTGCACCGCCTGTAAATGCAATTGATCCAAGTGTTTGTTGTAATTGTCCGGCAATAACAACCTGTGTTGAAGTAATTGCTCTGTAATATGACATAGCGTTCCAGCAGCTTAGGAAGTTGCTGCCAAATAACATATCGTATGCTAGAGCATCGATGATGTAACCTAGGTCACGTGAGCAAGTATCTGCATTATAATAGAAATCTCTGAATGTATCATTGATCCAAGCAATGGTATTTGCCTGTACCGCAGATGTGTATGTGCGGATATTTGTATTTGCAGTCTTCAATGCTGTTGCTGGCCAAGTAATATCTGGAGCAATAGTTGTCGGAGTTGTACCTGTGTTGATTGTGTTGCTAACTTCTGTGAAACGTGCTGCGGCAAATGTGCCTGCTGCTGAACTACCAGCAGTACCAGATGTTACTTGGCTTGCTGCGTTACCAGATGTTTTTGTCCAACCAGCTGTAAGTCCTTGTGCAATATAAGAAATAATTGCTGCAAGTCTAGTTTGAACAGCGATCGCTGCTGTTTTTTCACCAGCTGCTTCAGTAAACTGACCGTATGAATAGTATGAACGAGCAGCAATAACAGTTGCAAGATTACCGCCATAGGTAACATCATAGTTTACTGCGTCGATGATGTAACCAACGTCACGTGTACATAATGCTTGTCCGGTTGCGCCAAGACTGGTCCATAATGTGCTGTAGTTAGCAACCATATATGCTGTAACTTCAGCTTGTAAGAACGCCTTGTTAGCAAGGATCAAACGTGCTGCGTTGAAATAACCAGAATCGCTGGCATTGCCTGTACCGCCTGTTGGAGTTGGTAATGTATAGCTTCCAGGTACTGCTGACAAACCAGTGCTGATGATGTTGGTCATCGTTGTGATGTTTGCTGCAATTGATGTAGATGCTACATCTAAGTTAGTGTTAAACAAATACTTTTGTGTAGCAGTGTTGCCAGATGTGGCAACTACTGGAGTATTAGTCATAATCGCAGGAACGATCGATTTCAATCTGTTCAATGCGTTAACTGATCTTGGTTTGTCATTAACTAGATAAGCGTTGGCAGCTGAAGGTTGAATTACAGTTGTACGCAATTCATCACCTACAACGGCTGTGTATGTAGGAATGCTAATCGGCAATGTTTCGTTGTATGTACCAGTTGCAACTCTAATGGTTGTTGTTGGTTGAACAGCTGGAACAACTGCGGTAGTATTACCGGCGTTTAGACCGTTACGAACAATGTCAATCAATGTTTGAGCTACAGTTGTTGTTCCGCTTTCGGCAGTCAATGTAACATCAATAATTTGAGTTGCTTGACTTGCCGCTGCAACGCTGTTTAGTGATTGATAGTTAGCTGTCGGAGCAGTGTTTGCTAAAATGTTAGCAACCAATGTCTTCATATACGACAATGCTTCTGTAAATTCTGTGATTTCATAAGCACCGACGTTGGTTGTGTAGGCTGTACCTGAAGCATTGTAGTAGGCTAATGTGTTAGCAGTAGTCTTGCTTGTGCCACCGTGACCTAGATCAAATACTAGAGCATCAACCATATAACCAGCATCGCGTTCTGTTTTAGATGTGCTGTATGCGTAGACACCCGATGCTGTACCTGTACCTGCTGCTGTTAATGCTGTCCCGGCTACACCGCCGCTTTGTGTTGCGCTGACTGTAAAGCTAGTATTTGTAGTAATTGCTTTAACATAGTATGTTGTAGCAGATGTAAATGCACTACCGCCTAATGTCAAACTACCTGATAATGGAGTTAGGTTAATTGGCATATTTACACGTAGACCGCTGGTAGATGCTGTTGTAAATGCACCACCTGATGTGCCTGTAACGCTGACTTTGTATGTGTAGGCTACATAGTTGTTGATTTCTTTCATCAAGAACTGTTTGTTCTTAGCCAACAATGTGTATGCACCGGTATTTAGATAACCGCGATCAATTTGTGCTGCTGCATATTTTACAGTCTTCCAAGGTTTATCGATTGTTGTACCTTGACCGTTTGCCAATGTATCAACACCTGTCGGTGTTACCCAAACTAGGTTGTTGATCTGACCGTAGTAAGCCCAGGCAGGAACACCTGCTGCGGTTACACGTAGAACTTGTCCGTCTGTACCGATAGGCAAACGTTGAGCACCGTTGGCGCCGTAGTAGAATGTATCACCTAGTGTAGTTAGTGTCGCTACATCTGTACCGTTAGCTAATAAATTCCAATATGTTGCTGTTGTATCGTTGTCTGGTCTGTTACCTGATGATGCAACGTGTGCGCTTACGCAGATGTATGAGCTTGCGCCCCAGAATACTACGTCACCTTGAACATAAGCAACACTTGTGCTCCAAGTTGTTGAAGAACCGCTTGTTGAAACGCTGGTAATACCACCAGAAGTAACCCCTGTAACAGTTAAGATTACATCGTTAGCTGGGCTAATACCGCCTAGGTTAGAACCTAGAACTTTTAATGTGTCGTTAATTGCATAGGCAGTTCCTGCTGTAGTTACACTTGCTGTGTAAACTGTGCCTTGACGAGTGATAGAGAACTGCGCACTTGTACCGGAACTTGAAACGTTAGTTGCTGTAACGCCAGTGTAGGTTTGTGTGCTTGGATTCCATTTAATACCAGATGCTAGTCTTGCCCAATATGATGTATTTGGTGGTGTGTTGCCAACTGTGTCAGCTGTACAAACATAAACAAAACCACCTAATCTTACAACTTGACCAACTTTGTATGATGTACCGTTGTTGTAATCACCTTGGAAGTTGAAACCAGTTGTATAGACATTCCAATAACTCGGTGAACTGCTTGGAATCTGATTGCTGTTATTTTGTGAAGCAATGTATGAGTAACCACCATAGGTTACTACATCGCCAATTTGGTATGTTGCTGCTTGGTCCCAAGAGTTTTCAAATTGTAGACCGCTAACAAATACACTCCATTTGGCTTGATCAAATGAAGTACTTGATGTATGTTGAGTAGTACAAATCCAAAGGTCTGCACCATAGGTTACCACATCGTTAAGTTTATAACGAACTGAGCTACCGCTCCAGCTACCTAGGTAATTAACACCTGCGTTGAATGTGTCCCATTTGCTTTGGTCGTTTTCTAGACCTAGCGAAGCAGTGCTGGCAGAAATATGCGCTGTCTTACAAACATAGGTATAGCCACCATAGCTAACAAAATCTCTTACGCGATATTTTGTTGTAGTTGTCCAGGCTCCGGCCCAGTAGAAAGAAGTAGCAAACGCATCCCACTTGCTTTGATCGTTTTCAAGTCCTAGGTAGGTTGGACTTATGTTTGTTGCCGAAGTGTGAGCTGTATTACATTGATAAACAATACCGCCGTATTTTACAAGGTCGCCCTTGTTATAGTATGTCGTTGCAGTCCAATCGCCTTTCCAGCTTAGACCGTCTGCCATAATATTCCAATATGATGGATTATGTGCTAGATCTGTTGCGAACAACGGACTTGATGAGTGACTGAGTACGCAGATATATGTTTTGCCGCCGACTGTTACAACGTCGTCAACTACATAGCTCTGGCCTGTTTGCCAAGCACCTTGATATACGAATTTGATCCTACCTAGTTTAAATTCTGCCATTTTATTTCATTCCTCGAATTTATTTATCTAAAACTTTTTTGATGCGTTTATCCACGGCTAAATGCTCCCTTGAAGAACAAGTCCATAGCCATATAATTTCCATCTACCTGACCGTAGCCACCGTTGGTAGTGAAATTCATTTTGTTTATTATTTTAACATTTGAGCCATTTGTGCCTGCTGGGATAGTAGAAGCAATCTTATCAGGCCCACCGACTAATACAGTACCAGCAATTAGCTGACCTGTAAATGTGTTTGAACCACCTTGGCTCAATCGTCCTGTTAAGTATGCTTTAATTGCTTTTTGTGTTGGAATAATGGTATTTGAGTTAGCCACAAACGTTTGATCTGTACTAAATTGTGTAACAATAACACTTGATCCGCCAACTGCGATACCACCCAAGCTCAATGTGTTCAATCCAGTTAGTCCAAATTGTGAAGCACTTAGGGTAACAATACCTGTTGCCTGTTGGACTCCAAACAATGTACCAACTTTAAAGTTACCGTCTTGGTCTGTTGATGTGTAGAACACACGACCATAGTTGGTTTCAACTGTTTGGTTCTGTGGTTGATCTGTTAATGTATCAACTTTTGGATAGTTTGTTGTTACAACATCGCCAGTACCAATGTCTAGGAAGTCGTGTCCAGTTAATCTAGCCTGGCTGTATTTCTGACGAATTTGAATTGCTGTACCGTCTGCTGGGCTCAACGCAACACTCATATCTGGAGATATCTGTACGTTAGCTTCAATATTTGGTGCTGTTGTACCAAACATTGCTGTGGCATTGGTTACCTTGTAGATCTTACTGTTACCACTGATAGCAAGGTTGTCACCTGGCTGTGGTAATCTAGAAAGATTATTCATAATCAATGTCAATCCAGTTTGATAAGCATCTGAATATCCGTTACCAGTAATTGTAATTGCAGTTGAGTTAGTGTTATAACCTGTACCTTTGCTGATAAAGGTTGGGTTTGCCAACGCACCACTACCAACACGAGTTTGAATCACTGCGGTTGTTGTTACGTTAGGATCGGTGATCGTTACTGTCGGAGTTGTTGTTATGTAATTTGAGCCCGGTTCAAACTCACTAATCGATGTGATAACTCCGCTGGTTACAATAGGTCTTGCTTTGGTTCTAGTGCCTGCTATGATTTTGCTACCTGTAGTCTGTGATGCTACAGTTAAGAACATTCCGTCTCCAGCAGCGGTAAATCCGAATGCCATATCTGCATAACCGTCATTACTAACTGTTTTAGCTTTCCACCACAGGCCGTCTTCACTGGTCCAAGCCGATGTGTTTGATGCAGATAATGCTAAGAACACGCCTTGGCCATATTCTAGTTTGTCAGCGGCAATCGTTGTGTTTGCGCTGTACCAAGTAATACCATCAAAACTATATGCTGGCTGTTGGCTTGTGCTAGAGATAGCAATAAATCTATTGTTACCGTAAGAAATATTTGACCAACTGCTTGATACAGGTAGTGCATTTGCTCGCTGTGTCCAAGTTGCACCTGTTGGTGAAGTATAAACATCACGACTTCCTGATGCAACGGCAACAAATAAACCTTTACCGTAAGCAAGATCTGACCAAGCAAGATTTCCTAGTCCTGTTCCAGAAACCCAAGATTGACCTCCATTGGTGCTGTATGCAGATGATGTGCTACCTGTTGCAATAGCAACAAATCGCCCTTGACCATATGCTAGGCTAGACCAAGAACCTAATGTCTGCTGTGTTGTGCGCCAGCCTGCACCGTTTGAAGTTGAATATGCAACAACGGAACTAGTAAAGCCACCCGTAGATATCACTACCCACATACCGTTGCCATAGGCGATGTCTGTCCAACTTGCTGCTGTTGGCAGAATAATGTTACTCCAAGTTGTACCGTTTGTCGAAATACTTGCTGACGTTGAAGTATTTGGAATTGCTATCCAACTTCCCCCACCGCTGGCTACGCCAACATAATAGTTACCAGGTAACTGTGTTGATAGCGTAGCAGATGATTGACCAAATGATGGATCTGCATAGGTCAATCTTGGCTCAATGTAGTAGACTGATGAGCTGTCTAAGACAGATGCAATAGGTGTTCCTGCAATAACGTGATCCCAACCAATAGCTCCGAGGTTCATAGAACCTGCCTTGGTTGCTAGTGCAAACGGTGTACCGCTGCCTTGTGTTGCTGTAACTGTAAATGTCTTAGCAATAGTATCAAACGTATTGATGTAATAAGTAGTACCTGCTTGAACGTTACCAAACAATGCTGTTTGGAACTGTGCGTTCATTACACCTGTACCAGCACTTAGAATTGTCTTGGCATTGGTTGTTGAACCTGTTAATCCCGAAATGCCGGATTGTGTGCCAAGACTGAATGCTGCTGGTGCTGTCTTGACAATCATCTGACCTGTTGATGTCTGTAAGCCTACAGCAGAACCGCCTGGTTGTTGGCTAACTGTGAATGATGTTGTATCGTTGACCGCTAGGATGTAGTACACTGTTTCGTTTTGTAGGTTACCAAATGTATTTCCAATAAACACGATTGGGTTGTTTGCTACAAATCCTGTAGTTGAACCTACAGTAATCAAGTTAGATACGACTTGTGTAGCTGTGGCTGTCTGAGTTAATAATGATGCAGATATTTGGAACTGTGTAGAGTTAATAATTTTACTGATGTAATATTTGTTACCTTCTACAATATTTGTTCCAGTAGTTGTACCAGCAAATATAATTGGATTCAATGCTACTAATTTACCTACATCTGTAGAAGTAGCTGTGATAGCATTACCTGTTGATGCAGTAGCCGTAGGAGATATTGTATTCACTGTAGTAGCTACAGTGAATGTTGTGTAGTCAATGATGTCTTGAATGTAATAGATGTTACCAGTAGTGATACCGCCCAGTGATGTACCTGTAAATTGGATTACAAGGTTTGGTGCCATATTTGCAGTTAGACCAGTATAGTAGCTGGTGTTAGCTGGGAACGCCAATGTCATTGAACCATTGCTGACTGTTTGTAATTGTTGTGCAGTACCGTAAAGAGTTGCCGCGATCTGAATTGTCTGACCGTCAATAATAGATGAAATATAGTATTGATATGCGCCAGTAATTCCGCCAAACAGTGATTGAGTGTTGTCAGCAGCAAAGAATGTAACTGCTTGATTTACACGTAACTGTGCTGTGCTGGCGACTACTACTTGGTTGTATGTTCCGCCTACAGTAGATGTTACTAAAACTGTACCGATAGATGCTGAAGTAACAGATGTTTGATAGTATGTAGGAATAAATTTCACTGGCATACCTGTGTACAATAAGTTAACATCGTAGTTTGGAGCTAGGTTAAAGGCATTAGTACCTGTTGTTGTTGATGTGATTTTGATTGTGTCAAAACTTTCTTTCAATACACCTGCTCTCTTGCTGACGCCGGAATCAAAGTCTGAAATGTAACCGTATTGACCGGAGCCAGTACCGCTGTTGATAAACACACGCATACCGATATAGTTGGTAGCTGTTTTAGTGTCAGAACCAGCAAGCAAGATATATTGATCAGTTCCGCCCTGTGCGTTGTTAGAAGCAGTTAGATAGTTTGCACCACCTGCACCAGTTCCTGGGTCAGTGATACGACTTTGGAAAATTGAGTTGCTGCGAATTTCATTACCGACCAATACTGCGCCTGTACCAGATCCAACAACGTTGAAGTTAGCATAGCTGGTATAAGGATACGTTGTAGTTTCATAATAGAAACTTGGAGTACCGGCTGTTTGAGATAGCTCTAATTGCCCACCATAGAAATATGTGTAGCCAGCAGCATTGCTTCTACCACGACTGTAAATCTTATACTGTAGATTTGTGTTTAGGCCCGTGGTATCGTTGATTGCCATCCATAGTCTGTACCAACTGTTTGGTAATACCACTGCACCGTATTGTGTAGGAACGTTACCGTTTCCATCGCTCGATGGAGTAACTACACCTGTATTAAAGTTGAAGTTTACAGAACTACGAACTGTACTTGATCCAGAGAATATACCATCTAAGTCAATAGATGCTGCTGAACCATACTTAACATAAGCACTCAGTGTATACTTTCTTGCTGATCCTGTTGGAACTGTACCAGTTACCTGCACTGTTAAAATAGCAGAACCTGCTAGTGAAGTTACTGTAAGGATACAATCGTTTCCTGTACCAACGCCACCTTGTATACCACCTAGTGTTGCACCTGAAATATACATTGAGTTACCAGTAACATAACCACTACCACCACTGTTAACTGATGCAAGATACCCTGTGCTGGTTACTGTGATATCGAACGTTGCACCAATACCACTACCGCTGGTATTTGTTGCAGGTTGTGCAGAATAAAATGCACCTGCTTGTGGAATACCAACGGTTTGTGTTAGGTAAGCACTGTCAGTACCAGATGTTGTACCTGTTAATGACCAAGCTTCGCTATAACCTGTTGGAGCAATAGCGTTTTTGTTTAACAATACGTTGCCGTCGTTGGTCCAGGCGCCGTTTAATAAGTTGTTGCTGTACTGTAATAAATTGGTTGTTGTTGTAAGATAGCCGCCACCTGAGTTGCTGTAATTAATAGCAACTAGTTGAGCAGACCCACTTAATGAACTTTGAACTGCGGCCTGTACTTGACTTGACTTGTTAAAGATAACTCCAGAGATTGGAACTTCTGATAAGTCGTAGCCTTCTGCGATAACACCGTATGTACCATATGATGTGTTACCGTTGGTAGCACGAATGCGTCCGCCGGCTTCTGCAAGATATCCGGAATATGAGTAATATGCAAACACAGAAACAAGTTCTGTTAGTGCGCCTGTGCCTGTACACCATACGCCAACACCGCCTGAAAGAATAGTTGTGTAGTCGTTAGCAACAATTGATTTGTTACCGCCAGTATGTAGATCGCCGTCGATCTTAATACCGGTACAGCCATAACCAAACACCGTACAGTTTTGTGTATATGGTGAGCGTCTAAAGATCCACGCTGATGTATCGTTTGGCCCTTTGCCTGGATCAAGCGCAGAATAAGATCCGCCTGTTGGACGCTGTGTTAGATATTGATTAATACCACTTAGAGATCCTAGTAGACCTGTAAAGGTCATATTGCGTAGTCCGGAACCGTTACGTAAACGGAACATATCTTGTAGTGCGTCTCCGCCGTATAGATAAATTTTTGCCTGTCCTGCTGACTGTGTTTGAATTGGAAACACTGGGCCACCTGGGAAAGCACTTAGACTGAATTTTGTCGATGTTAGTTGAATACCAACCAATGTTGATCCTGTGCCACTAGTCCACGCTGTACCGAAGCTAAAATCTCGATAGCTATAAATTCCACCTGTAATGGCATAACCGCCGGCTAGGTCTTGATTAAAATTGTAACCTAACTCAATACCAGATTGATATGAAGCATTGTATGTATAACCTGTAATTGCGGTATAGCCAGACGGTGCAGTAGTTGATGTTGGTCCGTAGATTGCTACGCCATTCAACCAGTAACCTGCAACTCCAGTTCCTACTGTACTAAAACTAGTTGGGGCAGCTACGTTAGTACCTCCGCGATAGGCAAATGATAAGTTGTAATTTTGAATAGCTGGATTAACTGTTGAAGAGCCATTACCAAAACTATGATACGGAACCCCTTTGGCTTTAACTTTCATAGTGCCGCCGTCGGTGCTTAGTGTCCAACTTGACTGTACTCCGTCAAAGTTTGATTTCTGTGTTGTAAATGAGATTGAATAGCCTGCTGGTGCAGAACCACCACCACTGGTATAAATGCTGTAACCTGGGTTTGGTGTACCGTAGAAAGTTTTACCAATCACATATGGATAAGCTGGTTTACCTGACGAATTAATCGTTGTAAAATACGCATAGGTTCCGTTAGGATAATCAGGAGTTACACAATATCTCCCATTGTGTACATCAAGGTCTGTACCAGCTGGGTTTGTAAATGAATAGTCTTCATTAAACAATCCCATTGGATACTGACTTGTATTAGTTACTGGGTTTACACGAGTATTTGAACCGTTTAATGTGTAACCGCTTTGCATACGTTTTGGCGCACTGGCAGCGTTTGAGGCCTGTGTATAACCATATGGTCCGTAGATTGGATAACCGTCAATGGCAAATCCAATGATCTTACTATGCCCATCAGGATGAGTTAGTCCGCCGTTTAGATATTGTATTGCATCTGTTTCTTTTGTTCCAACATTGGCATTGTTTAGCGTGTTAACATAGAATGTCTGACCTGTAGTGATACCACCGATAGACAATGTACCTGCACCGATGTCAATTGCTCCTGAGAATTGAACTGGGCACCCATCATATAGTCCAGCAGTTGTTGTAACTGTAAATGAATTATCGTTAGATGTGGTATTGGTCACTGTTGTGTTAATTCTCAACTTAGGCTGTACAACAGTTCCACGTAGTTCGTCGCCAACAATAGCAACGTTTTCTGGAACTACGATTGGTAGCAATTCTGAGTATGTACCTGTTCTAACAAATACCGTAGCAGTGATACCTTGGTTAGCTGCTGGCACAGCTAGAGTACTTTGATTCTGTAATGCTGTTAATAAAATGTTCATTAACGCAGTAATCGAAGCAATAGCACCAGATTCAACTGGATGATTCGTGTTGTCAATTACTTGATTTACTAACAGTGCTGTAGCAATACCGTTGGCTATTTGTGAACTGTTAAGACTTGGCAATGCTACGTTTTGAACAGCATACGATGTTACAAGATATTGCAGTCTTGTCAATGCTGCGATAAAATAAGGCATTTCTGCAGCAACGGTTGTATTGAAAAATTTATTTGTATAGCTTTCTGCAAAGTAAGCCAATGTTGCTGCAACCGTTTGACTGTTTCCGCCACGAGTCATATCATAGCAGATAGCATCTAATACATATTCTGCATCACGATATGTTTTTACTTTGTCAAACACAGAACTTGGAGTAAATGGTGATGTGCTTGTAGATTTCTGTAGCAGCATCCATTGATACATTTCTGTAATCAACCAATCTCTGTTGGCCTGGATCATATAGGCTGCATTTAGATATTGCTGACCAGTACCTATAGTATCGCAGGCGTATCTAATAGATTTCCAAGGCTTATCCCAACTTGTACCGTGGGCGGAATCATCAACGCCGCTGGTAGTGCAAACGTAATAAACGTTGGCTACTTGGTTAATGTCGCTCCAGGCCGGCAAAGAATTTTTTGATTTTAAAACTTGATCTTTTAAGCCGATTGCGATAGGAATATGTTTTGTGCCGTCATATACTTCAATATCACCCACAGTATTTAAGGAATTTTTCTTAGCGTGTAATGCCAATACAATCCAGTATGTTGCTGTTGTATCAGTATCTGGACGATTAGGAGCAATAGCATTTTTAGCGGTTGATGTATGATTTTGAATACATTGATATGTACGGTTTGCCCAAACAACCACATCACCAACTACATAGTTGGTTGTATATTGCCAGCGGTTTTGCCATTGAGCACCTGGGGACAATAACTGCCAGTAGGCATAATTAACACCTACAAAGTTAATTCCTTGACCGTTGCTGACCGCACCATCTGCGCCTGCGCTGATAGTTACAGTAGTACCGTTAACTGAAACAATAGTTTGTCCAAGTGTAAAACCATTAGAAACGATAATCATTCCAGGACGTAGGCCAGTGCCTGCGCCAACTACCATTGTAGTTCCTGTCAAGGAAGTGATTGTTGTTGAGATTGAAAAACCAGTTGGATCATTTCCAACTGTAGAAGTACTATTATCAAGATTTGTAATTGTAGTGAATACAGTATCTTGTGCTGCTTCAAACAAGTAACCGTGTCGAGTAACAACATCACCGATCTTATAGGAAGTTGTTGTATCCCATTCGCTGCGCATATTGAACCCTTGGGTCAATACTGTCCAGTTTCCGTCTAACAATGAAGGAATATGATTTTGATTATTAACAGTTACGCAGACAAAGCTGTAGCCACCGTACATAACAACATCGCCTGGCTCATAAACAGTTGCAGATGACCAAGTTGTTGCAAACTCTAGTCCTGGCAACCATAGAGTAAATTGTGAACCATCAAATGTCGTTGTAGAAGTGTGTCCTGTATTACAGATATAAAGATCTGCACCTTCTTTAACTAGGTCATTCTTTTTGTAACGAACGCCACTTTGCCATCCTAGTTTGTATTCAACGCCGTTGTTGATCAATGTCCATTTGCTTTGGTCTACTTCTAACCCAGTTGCATAGTCAACTGCTGAAATATGATTTGTGTTACAGCTATAAACGATACCGCCATATTTGACCATATCACCAATACCGTAGATAGTATTAGGAGTCCAACTATTATCCCATTTTGCAAATGTAGAAAGTGTATCCCATTTAGTTAGATCAATCTGTGGCTGTGCAGAATTATCACTGGTATGATTTGTTTTACAAACATACACAACACCGCCGTAGGTTACAATGTTACCAAGGCTGTAATATGTGTTTGGTGTCCACGCATTGTGCCAAGTCTTACCTTCTAGTGTGAGCTGCCAGTATGGTGTTAGTGCGCCACCACTAGTCACGTGTCCTAGATCTTGATAGAAATCACCTGCGGTATGTGGGACTAAACAAACATAGGTCTTACCTTCGTAACCAACAACTGCGTCACGATTATATGTTGCACCTGTTGTCCAAATTCCTGCCCAGTTAAATCTTAATCGGGCGATTTTAAATTCTGCTGACATTGTCTAATTCCTTGTTAACTGTAACTATATGATTGATTAACTCTAACTACTAGTTCGCCCTGTGCATCAATATAATAAAAAATGTTTTTATCGTCCCAGCGATATTGATCGTAGAATAAGTTAGCATAGGGTCTGCTGTGATCAGCTGCTGTACGACCATCAAAGAAATCTACGCCATATTCAAAATCTTCGTAGTTTCCTGAGTTTGGACCTGGGATGTTGATTGTAATTGATTCTGTTGAATTAATTTGATCTATCTTGGCAAAGTACAAAGTGCCGTCATCAGTGCGGCGAAGTGCGAGAAAATATCTAGGGTTGCCTGCACCTAGAATATCAGCGGTTGTAATTTGACCAACATAACTCATAATATTATTCCTTAACTAATCTCAACGTAGCTCAAAACTAGATCCACACTGTTATCTGTGTTAGTAGTTATGATAATTTGTGTCTGCTCGCCTAGCACTAGACGCTCCCCACCATTGACAACTCGCAGACTTTGGTTTGGTGGAATAACTGCATTTTGTATATAATATGCCTGTGTAGAGTTAACTTGATCACTCAATAAAACACTAGCTAGCACAATACTAGCTGTGGTGTTTGTAAGGCTCATTCCCACAACTGTAGTTTTAACACCAGCCTGTGTGGTAAACACCGTTGTAGGTGCTATATCTAAACTTGAAGCTAAAACGTTTTTAAATACGGTTGGCATTATCTTATCCTAATGTTAAAACAAAATCTATCGCAATAGCATTGGCTTGGATTTCACTAACAGCACCGCTGGCGCCTGATGGACTAGCCCAACCAAATCCGTCCCAAACTTCAAGAGATCTAGAACCTGTGTTGTAACGTGTCATACCAACAACTTGATAGCCGTTTGGTCTTTGTGCGTCGTTGCCCTTTGGAAATACAAAACCGTTAGTGGTATCAATTTTGAAATAGCCACTGCCTGTCTGTGCAATTTCTGTAACGGCATCAGCAACTACGTTAGTAATAACGTTGCCGGTTATTTTGAAATTGCCTAATCTAACACCACCAGTACCGCTGCCGTTGATATACAGGTCTTGTCCTGTTGGTGTACTAATTGTGTTGCCTGTAAAATTAATGTTACCAATCGATAGTGTTGGAACATTAAGTTGATCTGTGTATAAGTTAGCAGCATACAAACTTCTCCATCTATAAGATGAAGAACCTAAATTGTAGGTATTATCTGTTGCTGGAAGTAGGTTACTGTTGATACCTGCGTTAACAACTAAACTGTCAGTTGTTTGATCACCAATGGTGATATTGCCGCCAATAGTAACGTTTCCTGTAGCGTTGATGTTACCTGTAACATTCAAGTTACCTGTAACGTTGGTGTTTGCATATAAGCTAATCTGTCCAGAACCGTTAGTACGTAGTTCTAGATTTGAATTTGATACATTAGTAGAAATCGTGTTTCCAACAATTTGAATTTCATCTACTTGTAATTTAGAGTGGTAAACTGTTGCTTCGCCGCCGCTTGGAGCAAAGGAAATAATGCCAGTTGTACTAGCAAGTGTGTTACCAGAAAGTGTTAGATTTCCAACAGTTAAAGAAGTGTCTACTCTTGCTGTTGTTGTGCGTGTGGTACCATTGACGTCTAAAGGATATTGCGGTGAAGTTTTATTAACTCCAATGCGAGCATTAGTAACATCTAGATATAGTAAGTCCGTCTCAAAAGCCAGATCTACCCCGTCACGGTTAAGATTCGCCTTTAAGAGCGGGCCTGTAATTCGACCAACAGCCGCCATAAGCTCTCCTTTAGACCCCGTGTTTCACGGTTAACCACCTTGCATTGCGGGTTTACCACAGTTTGATATCGTAAAAACTTGGTCAGTCTTTACAGTAATAGTATTTATGTCTAGGGCGAAATTAGGCCAGTATAAGCGTCCATATATTGCCAAGGTCTTCCATTTTGTTACGGTTAATTGTTTGGCCGGGGCCTGTTGCGATAATGTAAACACTGCCGTCAAAACATTCTAGATAACCTAGATCTGTGTTCCAACGTGTGTCGCCAACTTCAGGCGAAGTAGGACGTTGTGCGGTATTTCCAGAAGGTAGTGATACGCCAGTAGTGCCATCAAATTGTACATAACCTGCTCCAGTAGAAGCCAATGACATACCGCTAGACTCAACATAACCGCTAACGCTAAAGCTGCCGCCAAGAGCTGTAATGCCCTGGAATAAGGCAATGTTGCCTTGCCCTATATATGATGTAATAGGATCGATAGCTGAGATAGTAGCTATGGCGCCACCGCCTGTAGTAGTAATATTAAAACGTGTTCCGCTAGCAGATGTAGCTACTCCGTCTACATATCCTAGTCCAACATTATAAACCGACAAAACTCCAGGGGTTCCAGTTAAGACTCTATTATCTAAGTTAGTGATAACATTACCTTGGAATTTTAAATCTTCAATGTAGGTTATGCCGCTCGATGGAGAAATAGCAGTATCTGTATTAGTTGTCTGCGGATAAATTTTATTAATTACACCGTCGATTAATTCTTGTGAATTAACAGAAACTGTGTTAGGGCGTAGATTGTTTACAGTAGTCCAATCTTCAACGTAGACATTTGCCCAACGCTGAGTAGAACTACCTAGATCGTAGGTATTATCTGTACCAGTGTTAATTCCTTGATTAAAGCTAGGAGTAACAGAAACTGTATCGTAGGGTGTATCGCCGACGGTTACTGTACCGGCTGCTGATAAGTTACCTGATACTAAAATATTACCGCTGACTCCAACATCACCGGTAACATTAGTTGTGGTTTTTAATTCAATAGTTCCTGCACCGTTTGGATCTAGTACCACACTGGAATTGTTTAATCCGCCAATATAATTTGCTCGAATTTCTAAATTGTCTGTGGTAATTCTATGAAATAGTATAGGAGTATCTTTGTCAGCTGCGGCAATTTGCAGTGCGCCAACTACTGTAGAAACTGTGTTAGGTGCTGTAAAAACAATGTTTGCGATTGTTGCCTGCGATGTTGCTATGTAGTTTTTTGTACGAAAATCTGCGCTAAGGTCGATTTCGTAAGCAGGACTACTTGTGTTGATACCTATTTTTTTGTTTGTTACATCAAGATATAAAATATCCGGATCAGCAGCATAATTTCGAAACGTTAAATCAACACCGTTTCTAACTAAGTTACTGCTTAGTAATTTGCCGCCAATACGTCCAAGTGAAGCAGAGTAATTGACACTACCGTACTCCTCGCCAAGACCGCCATCGCCTAATGTTAAATCACCGTCTCTCATTTTAGATCCAGGTTATGCTGATGTAATTTCCGTTGAACGGTGCTGTACCAATAGCAAGGTTTACACCAGATGTTTGCGCTGCGTAAATTTCAATATAATCCGTTGGTGCTAGAACTACTGATGTTGACAAATTCATTAAAGTGTGATCTCCAGAAACTGCAGGTACTTGTGTTTGTTGAAGTTTAACACCATTCTTTTCAATCCAGGCTGTTCTGTATCCCGTAGCGTTTAGATCAAAATTAACTGTAATTGCAACAGAATATACTCTAGTTTCACCAGATGAATTTGTAAATCTACCAGCATTAGTTCCGGTGCTATAAGTCAGGCCAGTGCTAACAGTTGAATCCACTGTGGTATCAAATTCAACTCTAAACGGAGTTGCGTTACCAATAAGTTGACTTGTTGCGTGTTTCTTACTAAGACTAGCGACCTGTCTTTCAATGACATTGTTTACTGTCAATGCTGTTAGTGTACCAACACTTGTTAAGCTACTGTTGACAACGTTTGATGCTAGTATATTTCCAGTTAGTGTATTTGATGCTGCCGGTACTGTGATATCAATGGCACCGTTGAAACTTACTCCGTTGATGTTGCGAGCAGTTTGTAATATTGTTGCAGTAGCAGCGTTACCTGTGGTATTAAATCCTGCAACTGTCTGCGCTCCTGGACCCCTGTTAAGTGCTACTGCTGTTGTTCCAAGGAATATATTTGAATTACCTAGCACACCTGAAGGAATAGTTCCTGTTAGGTTAGCTGCGGTTAAGTTTGTTAAGTTTGCTCCGCTGACTGTGCCAAACGATGCAGACCAAGTTCCGGATGTGATTGTACCTACGGATGTTAGACTTGATGTAACAACTGAAGATTTTAAAACAGTTCCAGTTAGTGTACTGGCGTCAGCTGGAACTGTGATATTTGCTGAACCATTAAAACTTACACCGTTGATCGTACGTGCTGTTTTTAAAGTAGATGCTGTGGTAGCATTACCTGCATAGTCGCCTGATGCTGTTAGTGTTCCGGTAATTACTACATTATTAGCAAACGTTGTTCTGCGTTGTATGGTAATTGCTGATGCATCGTTGGTATCAATGATGCTGCCGTTGAAAGTAAACTTGCCAAGGCCGCTACCTGAGCTTGAAAAATTAAGCTGTGCGATACTTGCAGGAAATGTACAGAATACGTTTTTAGAACCTTCTTGCCAATCGACTAGTTGATCGCTGTTGGATGATGATAATACTGTGGTTCTTGATAGAGTTGCACCAATCGCTGTATAAGTTCCGCGACCTATTTCCCAATTACCTACTTGGTCTACAATACCATAGTAAGTTTCGTTGCCGTCACCTACTGCGTCAAAAGACTGGAAGCCGTCTACGGTATTTTCTAAGGTGAAAGTACCTGTACCTTGGGTTCTTGATCTTACTTTTACTCTATCCTTGATTACTAAGGCCATTACGTATCTCCAAATCCGATACGTATATTTAACCTAATTTGGATTAAACGAATCCGTAGTAAATTGTGATGTATGTACCGATAGGTACTGGGCTTGTGAACTGTATAAAGGCGTTGTTGCCGCCTAGATAGTTGTAGAGAATGCTGTAGTTTGACACAGAAATCTGCCAAACATTGCCAACTAATACGATAATGTTATCATCGTTTGCCGGAGTAAAACTCAGTGGTCCAAAAATAGTAGTTGTTGCATCGCCTGGACCTAGCGTTTGTTTTGAAATAGAACTTGTGCTTGGTGCTTTAACAACTTCCCAAACACCATTAATATAACCTTCAATTACATTGGTTTGGCTGTTGTATCTCATATAGCCGTTGGCTCCTGCTGGAGCACGTACTCCGCTGACCTTAGGACGCTGTGCTGTAGTACCTTTGGGCAGCATCAATGCGCCTGTGCCATCCATTACTGTGCGGCCAAACGCATTTGTAAATAGCTGTTGACTATTAGGCTTAAACTTATTAAGACTAGAACCTTTAAGAAATTTCATACCAGTAATGAGCTCACTGTTACTGCTAAAACGTTAGCAGTTGTTGTACCTACCCAGATTTCATCGTTGCTATCAAGCACAATTCTTTCTTCTGAAAAGAAAACTGTTTCACCTGCTGGAACGATTAAATTACTAACTACTTGATTAGTTGCACTGTAGCTCTGACCAGATTTAACAAGATAAATGTTAACCGACACAGAGTTTGCTGTTTCGTCTGTTAGGGTTATTGCCGCAGTGTTACACAGCATAATTGTTGTAATAGCTGATTGGATTCCAGTTCCGCCAGTTTGCCCGGTGTTGGTACTTTTAAATACTCTTACAGGAACTGTTACTGATGTTGACGTTGACAATGTACTTGTTATCATATTATTCTCTTAAAATATCATACTTAAAACGAATGCTTTGTTCTTACTTATTAATTCTCCGTTGTATGCAGAATTTGCAAAATACACACCTGTATTTCCTGCACCAACTGGTGAACTATAAATCAACGATGCATTGGTAACGCTAGCCGGCGTTGATCCAATATTATCTAGTTCTATAGCATAGTTAGTTTGAACTTTACCAGTTCCTTGCGTTCTAAGACTGATATTTCCGTTTGTTGTGTTGTTAGTGATTTCATTGTTGTTGAATTCTAGTCCTTGAATCAATGCTCTGTTTTGATAAAACTGACTTGTTAGAATTCCGTCAACAATAACTGACACAGCACTTTCACCGAAGGTTGAATACCCTGTTTGTGCTGTGATATATGCTAATGAGCCACTGACGTCTTTGTCTGTGGCTATAACTCTTGTGTTTGTTGCTGTGATCTGGAACGATGGTGAATTTTGAATAGTGTCATCGACATACTTTTTATTTGGAATGTCGTCATCATCGGTTACTTGATTTTCGTAGTTTAGTGTTCCTGCAACTTTAACAACTCCTGTACCTGCACCAATTAGTGTAAGGTCGCCGCTGTCTGTGTCAGCGTTGGTTGTGATTGCTTTTAATCTTAGGGTGCTGCTGGAATAATTTAATGTTCC